AGAAGGCCGCACAGGTCACCGAGCGGCAGGCTAGGGCCAAGGCTGCCAAGGCTGAGAAGACGGCTGCTGCAACGCCTAAGGTGGCTGTCAAGCCCGGATTTGTGCCGCCCAAGCGGCCCGGTGAGCGGCCCAGCGTACAACACTAAGTAGCAACGGGGGCTCATGGGACGCCTATGAGCCCCTTCTAGGAGGGCGAGATGGCCAAGCGGATGACGTTCGTGCAAGCAATGAAGGACTACTTCGGCTTACGAGCCGGGACGACCAATGTGGACTTCATGAAGGAGTTTCAGGCACTTACCGCAGAAGACAAGGAGTGGTTCAAGGTTCAGTTGGGCTCGGTTGGCTATGAAATCGTGGTGGTGTAGCATGAAGGTCACCGAGCACAGAATGATCGATGTGAGTAGACCTGAAATTGTGGAGGTGACTATAGAGAAGCAGACTGTGTGGATCAATGTCGAAGGTGTGTGCCTATTCCGGGCACAGTGGATCAAAGAACTGGTCGTAGAGGATGGCAGGAGCGAGAAATGAACGAAGAGCATACAACGGTTCCGACGACGGCAGACTGGAGCAATCCCGTGTTGAAGCCATTCGCATCGATGTTCCAGAACCTTGCGGACACGGTGGTCCGTAACAGCGAGCTCGGCAAGCAGGTCGAAGACCTTCAGCGAACGGTGGATACCTTGCAGAACACCCTACAGACCCTGATGAACGAAAGGAGCACACTTCGGAGCGAGCTTTTTCAGACCCGGCAGAGCCTTCAGGTCGTGACGATGGACCGGGACACGTTGAAGGCGGACTTGGACACTGAGCGGGAGAACATGGTTCGGCTTTCAGCCCAGTTGGGCGAGGCTCAGGTCGAGCTTCATCGGATCACAGAGGAACACGAACATGCCCGGGACGAACGGGACTTGGCGGTTCTGGACCGCGATGAATGGAAGCGCAGGCATGAACAGACTGAGGCTGATTTTAGCCGGGTCTCTAATGATCTGGCTGACGCGAGGGTGGACTTCTACAATCGGGAAACCCAGTACCTGGCGACCATTCGGGACTTGACGGCTGAGCGGGACTTGTTCAAGGACAAGTTCGGCAAGGCCAAGAGCATGGCCGCTGGGATCATGGCGCTAGACCAGAAGAAGACCATGGTCGATGAGCCGGCAGAGGAGCCGGCAGCAGAGGCGTCAGCCCCACCGCCTGATACCAGCTGGCACTGATAGGCTGGCAACTCCGTGGTGAGGGTCTGCCAGCCTTGCGGTTTTAGCCCTTGCCTAACTTGGCCCCCGGTTCGCTACCGGGGGCATTTTTCAGGGCGCGGCGTTTCGCCGCATCGACGCGGCGGTCGGCATTTGCGACAATCGAGCAATCGGGCAATGAAGCCCAAACGGAGTAGAACCAATGCCTGACGGAACGATAGACTTCACGGTTCATTTCCACTATCGAGAGCCGGTTTGGCTCACCATGATCGAGGGGGCTCAGGAGGATATCCTCGATGCAATAGAGTTGCTTAAGGACGCCTACCCCGACGCGGTATGCGTCAGCGCACTGCAATGGGAAGACGAGCGGCCTGGGATTAGGAGGTGGCTATGAAATGGTTTGTGTATGAAAGAAGGTTCGTCGAGTTGAGCGTCTTGGACAGCTTCCTTCGGCCTGACGATCCTAGGCCGGCAGCCCAGCAATTCCAAGAACGCTATCGCTTTGGAGGATGGCAGCCATTTCGGGGCTTTACGTTGACCGAGAACAACAGGCTCACCTATCCCGAAGATCCGCCACGGCGGCCTGTGGCTAGCACGAAGCTGAGAGACGAGCTAATCATCCTCTATCCTGGCGATTGGGTTGCCATCATCCAGCCTGATAGGAGTTTTGAGGTATGCCGTATGGACTGACGTGGGGGCTCGTGGCGGTTTATCTGTGGCTCTTGACCGATAGCGGAGTAAGGCTATGAGATGGACACGGACAAGTAATATCTGTGCTGGCTGCGGAAAGAAACTGAATCCTTTCTGGGAGCACACGTTCACGACACACGAGTTTTACTGCTATCAGCTACACCCGGATAAGGTTCCGCCTCAGGACGAGGAGGAGTTTCGTTATCAGCTGGCTGCAAGCGCGGCGCGGCGAAAGGGTAAGTCGGGGTCCTAGGCTTTAAGGAGCAATGTTGGCGTGGGGCGGAGAGCAATCTCCGCCCCTTTTTGCTGCCTGGTCGGTCGGCGCTGGGATGCCCCGCCAGCTGCGATAGCGGGCCGCCGGTGCGATTTGGCGGCCGGGGCGCTAGGTGGGTGGCGGCCCCGATTTGCGTCGTTCCTGAGCCTCGACAAAACGTGAACAAACGTTCGTGATTCGTTCCAATTGTGGCAAGAAAAAGGCCCGCTGTGGAGCGGGCCTTAAGGAGCAATGTTGGCCTAGAACAGGTCGAAAGCTAGGCTTAGGAGGGCGGCGCCGATTAGCACATAGCAGACCAGCATCCCGCCGAGGATTAGGTTATCCATTCGCCGACTCCGACTCGTCCCGGCTATCCTCAAGCAGGTCGGGATTTTCGTCGATCAACGCCTCAACCAGTGGCCGTCCTTCGGTGAAGACCCGCTGCCATTGGCTGGCGTACAGCGAGACCGGGAACCGCCCCATCCCGTACAGGCTGACACAGCCTTTCTCCGAGATCTTCACGCTGAGCTTGCGCTGGCTCTTGGCCTTGGCGGCTGCGAGCTCTGCCTGCAACTTGGCGATGTAGGCCATCATTTCATTCTGTGACAAAGGCTTGTTCATGGTCTAACTCCTTGGGGTCATGCCCCGCTCGGCTTGATTGCCGTTCATAGGCAGCGGGGCTGCCTATGGGCTGCAATCAGTAGTATTGCCTGCAAAACCGCATTAACGTCTCCGCGCCTCGATCCCAAGCTTGGGCTTCAACGCTGTCTGGGCTGTACGGGTTAGCCTTGCCCTTCCTGTAGCCCTCTGCCCCTTCGTTGAATGCTGGCATCCTGTTGTAGGGATAGTATTCCTGTGCGATTTCGTCGTAGCGTCGCTGTGCCATGGTCGTCTCCGGTGGGCTTGATTGCCCGACCTCGCCATTTGCCGCCCGGATTGTGGCTTTTGTAGGGCGCTGCGCCGCGACCAGTTGCCGCATGATCCCGAGCCTTGGCATTGCCCATGCGACATTCGGCCGCATTTGCCGGGCGCTGTGACATCCGGCCGCATGGTCTCGAGCCTTTGGCTCGCCGTTGTCCGATTGCCCGATTGTGCGATAGCGCGATTGGAAGCCCCTGCCCTAAGGCTCAGAAAGAGCAGGAAAAGCGTCGAGCTTTCTTCTTGTTTTATTTTTTTTTTTTTTCTTAAGCAAAGATGCGAGTTTTTTCGGCTTTTTCGAGTCTTTTCGAGTCTTTTCCTGGGGATAGCCACCCCTTCCAATCGCACTATCGGCCAATCGCACAATCGGACAACGGCAGGTTGCGGGGCTGAGAGCGGACCCTGGGCTGCGTCGTTTCGCCGCACAGTGGCATGTTCTGAACGCGGATTCGCCGCTTGGTTCGCTGCTTGGTTCATTTCTTCCGCTGCGGTGCGGTAGCTGCGATGCGGTAGCCGCCACCCCCGGGGCCAAAAACGCCTGGGCGGCCCGCCCGCCCATGCCCCTTCGCAAATTATGAACCATTTCGCATGCCCATACCTCTGTTCTCTTCGGCCCAAAGGGCCAAAGATCCGCGACATTTAGGGCTTGACAAGTAGCCAAAAGTGTGCTATGCTGGCATAATGGGACTTCGTGTGAAGCCGGCGCCAGCGCCGAAATGGCGCACATGGCAAGAGGTGGAGCGGGCCCTTCGGCGGGAAGATCCCCGCATGAAGGTCACGTTACCGAGGGTGAAGTGGCTAGAAGTGGAGCCTGAGGAAGATGAGCCGGCCAAAGGGACCGGGGAGCGTTTTTGAGGTCCGGCCGCTGACGGAGGCGGACCTGCGGGGCGGGTTTGCGCCGAGGTACGGCGCCGTGCAGGTTATCCGGGACCGGCACCATGCGATGGCGCGGATGCTGGCGGCCGGGATGCGGCCGAGGGAAATCGCCACCGCGCTTGGGTGTTCGACCCAGTCGGTGCAGGTTTTGTCGCGGGACCCGGCATTGATCGAGCTCGTCGCCGAATATCGGGTCGAGGTCGATGCCGAGCAGCAGCCCCAGATCGATGAATCGATCCGAACCATGACCCGGATTCGGCTCAAATCGCTCCAAGAGCTCGACGGCATGCTGGACCAAAGCATCGAGACCGGGAACCCCTTGCCGCCTCGAGTTCTCCTGTCGATGGCAGAGTTCGCGTCCGACCGGACCGGATTTGCGAAGCGGACCGAACATGTCAACTTCGACGGCGACATGGCAACTAAGCTCGAGTTCGCCATTCGGCGCTCCACCAAGGTAATCGAAGCGCGGCCGAACCCACAGCCGGCCGGCGGGGAGGGACAATCTTTCCGTCTCGCCCATGCCCCTCCCCTGCTCCGAAGGATCCACTAATGGACCCCATCTACGATTGGCTCGGCTCGGTCGCGGCGGACCCGCTGGCCTTCGTGATGGGGGCCTTCCCATGGCGCGAACCCGGCAGATTTGAGGGGTTTGATGGACCCGAACCATGGCAAATCGATATCCTCACCAAAGTCCGCGATGGCCTCCCGCTTGGCAAAGCCATCCAACTCGCCACAGCTTCCGGTCACGGTGTTGGTAAGACGACTCTCGTTAGCTGGCTCATTCTATGGGCCATCTCTACGTGCCCCGATACGAAGGGCGTTGTTACGGCAAATACTGAAGTCCAACTGAAAACCAAGACCTGGGCCGAGCTCGGCAAGTGGTACTACCATTTCATCGCCAAGGACCTCTTTACCCTATCGGCGACGGCGATCTTCGCCAAAGACCCCGCCCACGAACGGATGTGGCGGATCGACATGGTGCCCTGGTCCGAGCGGACCACCGAGGCCTTCGCCGGGCTCCACAATCAAGGCCGGCGGATCCTCGTGGTCTTCGACGAGGCCTCGGCCATCCCCGACGTGATCTGGGAAACCACCGAAGGAGCGCTGACCGATGCGAACACGCAGATTATCTGGGCCGTGTTCGGCAATCCGACCCGATCAACTGGCCGCTTTAGGGAGTGCTTTCCTGGAGGCCGCCATGCGTCTCGATGGCGATGTACTCAGGTCGACTCTCGCCAGATTAGCTTCACAAACAAGGAAGAAATTGCCGGCCTCATCGAGGCCTACGGCGAAGACAACGACTGGGTCCGCATTCGTGTCAAGGGCGAGTTTCCGCGTACCGGCGTTCAAGAATTCATCTCCCAGGGCGATGTCGAGGACGCCATTGCCCGGGAAGCGGTCTCCCACGCCCACGAGCCCTTCGTCATCGGCGTCGACGTAGCGAGGTATGGCGACAATGAAAGTGTCATTTTCTTCCGGAAGGGCCGCGACGCTCAAAGTGTACCTCCTGTACGCCTACGTGGTGTCAGCGTGGTCGACCTTGCTGGCCGTGTCAGCGAGTGCTATCACGCCTACCGCGCTGACGCTATTTTTGTGGACGGTGGTGGGGTTGGCGGTGGCGTCGTTGATTGTCTTCGCAATCTTGCTGTACCTTGCTTCGATATCCAGTTCGGCGCCAAGCCTGACTCCATTGGCTACGCCCAAGGCGACGCGGCCCGGTATGCCAACAAGCGTGCCGAGATGTGGGGGTCGATGCGATCCTGGCTAAAGACCGGCGCGCTGCCCCAAATCGACGACCTTCGAGCGCAGCTGGTCGGCCCGACCTATACCCTGAACCTTCAGGGTCAGATCCTCCTCGAGAAAAAGGAGGACATGCGCCGGCGGGGTCTTGCCTCCCCAGATCTCGCCGACGCATTGGCGCTCACATTCGCGATGCCGGTTGCGATGAACTCCCATGCCGGCGGCCCACATCGAGGCGAGTCCAAAGTTGATTGGGAGTACCACCCCTACGAGGCCCTGCGAAGCGAGGAGCACCCATGGAAGGAGGTGGCCTGATGACCCAGCTGACTTTCGTATGGTGGCGGGCGGATATTTGGTGGACCGGTCCTTGTGCCTGCAAACACAACCTATATTGGAGGCTTGTCTGATGGGCTTCATGCTCCCAAAGGTTCCGCCGCCGAACATCTCAATGCTCCCGAAACCGCCCAAGGCCCCCGTCTTTGGCCAAGAGGCCCCCGGTGCCCAGCTGCGTCAGCAAGGCCAACAAGCCCAGGCTAAAGCCTTTGGCGGCTCGCTGATGGGCACCCAACTTCAGGCCGCCAACATCGGCGGCAAAACCCTTCTCGGACAATCCGGATAGAACGGTCGCCAACATTGCTCCTTAAGGCCAACACTGCTCCTTAAATCCACAGCGGACCCGACCAATGATCCAACTCCAAGCTCCCTCGCGGCCCAGCGAAGCGCCTTACGGCAAAGTCGATCCGGCGGACCTCCTAATGGCGGCCAGCGAGCTTCGGGCCGAGGGCCGGCTCGCCATGCTGCCGCGGCCCGAAGCTGGAATGGTGCCCGGAATGCGGACCCTGCCAGACGCTGGCGGCGCTGCGGGCCCGATGGCGCGGCCGGGCACGTTCATGTCCGACCCCGAGAAAACCTACAAACAACGCCTTAAAGAACAAGGCGAAGAATGGCTCAAGAAGCTCCAAGACGCCTTCGAGCCTCTTGGAAAGGGGCACTAAATGCAACTCGGCGCAGGCAGCGGTCCAGGCAACGGCTTCATCCCAGCGATGCAGCGCCGGGTAGACGAGGCCACGACGGGTCACCATCGGGTCTATCCAACCGACGCCGATCTCCGGCTGCGCCGTCAATCCGAGGGCCGGCTGATGGGCCTTCGAGTCAACCGATATTCATGGTGGGTCCATTGGCGCGAACTTGGCGACTACTTCCTGCCCCGGCGGTACAAATGGATCATTACCCCGAACCAGATGGCCCGGGGCTCGCCGATAAACCAAAACATCCTCGACTCAACGCCTACTTTAGCCGCTCGCAATCTTGCCTCTGGTATGATGAGCGGTATATCTTCACCTACCCGGCCGTGGTTCAAGGTGAAGGTGGGCCGGATCGACTCGACCCAGACCTCGCCGGAGTCGTTGTGGCTTGCCGAGGTTGAGCGCCTGATGATGCTCGTGTTTCAGGAGTCGAACTTCTACAACGCCATCGCGATCCTTTACTTCGACCTCGTGATATTTGGCACCGCGGTGATGCTCATTTACGAGGACTTCGACAACGTCATCCGGTGCTTCAACCCCTGCGCCGGCGAGTACTACTGTGATGCTTCGGCCCGGCTGCACGCCGACGTGCTGTACCGCGAATTCACCTTCACCGTCGACCAGACCGTGCAAGAGTTCGGCATCGAGAACGTCTCGCCGGCGGTCGCAGCGCTGTACCGCGACGGCGGTGCCTCGCTGACCCGAGAACTGGTGATAGCCCATGCGATCGAGCCCAACACCGACGGACGGAACTTCGGCATCCCGGAGCACTTCAAATTCCGCGAAGTCTATTGGGAATGGGGTGGTTCTGCTAGCCCTCAAGGCGGCTCAAGTTATTCGCCTGGACTGCTACGGAAGCGGGGTTTTCATGAAGCTCCCCATATCATTCCGCGGTGGGACCTTGTGTCGAATGACGCCTATGGCCGAAGTCCCGCTATGGATGCTCTGCCAGACAACAAACAGCTACAGCTTGAAGTCCGACGGAAGTCGCAGGCCATTGATAAGTTAGTGAACCCGCCGCTCGTCGCCGACATTCAGCTGAAGAACCAACCCGTCTCCCTCCTGCCCGGTGGCGTGACCTACGTCGCCGGGATTCTTTCTGGCACCCAGCGCCCCGGCGTGGCCCCGATCTATCAGGTCCAGCCGCCAGTCAAGGAGATCATGGAGGACCTCAATGAAGTCCGAGAGCGAATCAAGAAGATCTTCTTCAACGACTTGTTCCAGACCGCGTCGCAGTTCGAGACTCGATCTAATATTACAGCCGTCGAATGGGACATGCGGCGATCCGAATCTTTGGTCATGCTGGGTCCGGTGCTCGAACGGCTCCAAACCGAGCTTCTGGCACCTTGTATCGAGCGGACATTTGCAATTATGGCCCGAGCCGGGATTTTCCCGCCCCCACCCGATTCGATCGCTGGGCAAGGAATGAACCTCGAATACATCTCGATCCTCTCGCAGTCGCAGAACGCCGCCCAGACCGCTGGCGTCGAACGGGTCCTAACGATGGTGGGTCAGCTTGCTGGCATCGATCCGGCGGCAGCGGACAACGTCGATATAGACTATTCGCTGGATTGGATGTCTTCCCGACTCGGAAATCCACCCCGGCTGATCCGGTCCCCGGCGGAGCTCCAGGCCATTCGCCAGGATCGCCAGGCCCAGGCACAAGCCCAGCAGAACGCCGCGATGGCCGAACAGATGGCCAAGGGCGCCAAGACCTTAGGTGAGGCCGATATCGGGGGCGGCCAGAACGCCCTACAGGCCATGCTTGGTGGAGGGGTCCCGTGACCGATGTCTACAACGCCGCAGAGCCTGTTGCCGTTCGAAAAGCGGCGAAAGCTGCCCGGCTCGACGATCGCAATCGGGCTGAAATCATTCGTGGTCTTATGTCGGTGCAGCCTGGACGGGCCTGGGTGTTTCAGTTCCTCGAGACTTGTGGGGTATTTCGTTCCAGCTTCTCGACGGACAGCCTTGCGATGGCATTCAAGGAAGGTGAGCGGAATATCGGGCTACAGCTTCTGTCGACAGTCACAACCGCTTGCCCGGAACAGTTTATCCTAATGATGAGGGAAAGCAATGAGCGATCAACCAATCCCCCAGGACGCAACGGGGACGATAATCGATCAGAGCCCGCCGGCTACGTCCACCCCGACTACCGAGACGACGGTCCCGACTACGGAGACCGCGCCGAGTGACAAGCCATCGCTGCTGAACCAGCCCGCACCGGCTGGCGCCCCTGATGCCTACGCCGCTTGGACCCTCCCGGAGGGCTACGAGCTCGACGCCGGCGTCACCGAGGAGGCCGGCACCATTTTCAAGGAACTGGGCCTCTCGCAGGCTCAGGGCCAGAAATTAGTGGACCTTTACTCCAAGCACTCCCTCAAGACCAACGAGGGCCTGATGGACATGGTCCGCCAACAGAACGAAACGTGGCAGAACGAATCCAAGAACCATCCGGAACTTCGCGGCAAACTCGATCCTGGCGGCCCCGTCATGACGACTATTTCCCGCGCCCTGGATGGCCTCGGGGACGCTCAGCTGAAGGCCGACTTTAGGGCAGCAATGGACCTCACCGGCGCCGGGAACCACCCAGCGTTCATCCGGACGTTCTATCGTATGGCCCAACGGCTCGCCGAAGGCACCCACGTCGCCGGAAACGGCCCTGCACCACAAGGCCAAGTCGCACCGGGGGCACCGCGCCCAACGCCGGCAAGGGCCTTGTACCCCAATTTGCCAACAGCTGGAGGCTGATAAATGGCAATCCTCTCAAACACCGCGCTAACCTATGCGGATTGGGCCAAACGCATGGACGACGGTTATCGGGTCGCGATGATCATCGAACTTCTGAGCCAGACCAACGAAATCCTCGAAGACATGCTTGTCGTCGAGGGCAATCTCCCGACCGGGCACAAAACTACCGTCCGTACGGGCTTGCCTCAGGCAACTTGGCGCTTGCTGAACACCGGCGTGCCGAACGCCAAGTCGACGACCGCCCAGATCGTTGACACCGTCGGCAACCTCGAAACCTACGCCGTGATCGACAAGGACATCGCGGATCTCAACGGGAACACCGCCGAGTTCCGGCTTTCCGAAGTCAAAGCCTTCCTCGAAGGCATGTCACAGCAGGTCGCGGCGACGCTGATCTACGGCAACCAGTTCACGAACCCCGAAAGATTCACCGGGCTGGCGCCGCGGTATTCGACCAAAAACACCGCGAAC